TCTTCAAAGATTTTGAAGTGGTGATTGGTGATGAAGCACATCTTTTCAAATCTAAGTCACTCATAAGCATCATGACAAAGATGGATGCTGCCAAGTATAGATTTGGATTTACTGGAACTTTAGATGGTACACAGACTCATAAATGGGTCTTAGAAGGATTGTTTGGGCCTTCTTACAAAGTTACACAGACAAAAGAACTCATTGATAAAGGACATCTATCAAAACTTCAGATACACATACTAATTCTGAAACATAAACCACAAAAGTTTGAAGTATATGAAGAAGAACTACAACATATAATTACACATCAGAAAAGGAATAATTTCATCAAGAACCTAGTTCTAGACTTAAAAGGTAACACTTTGGTGCTATTCAGCAGAGTTGAGACACATGGTCAACCACTTTACGAACTCATAAATAATTCCATACAGAATGACCGCAAGGTATTTTATGTGCACGGTGGTGTTGATGCCGAAGAAAGAGAACGGATCAGAGAAATCACTGAGACCGAAAAAACGCAATCATAGTAGCATCTTATGGAACTTTCTCCACAGGAATTAACATTAAAAATCTTCACAATGTCATTTTTGCTTCTCCCTCTAAGTCAAGAATACGAAATCTTCAGTCGATTGGACGGGTTTTAAGAAAAGGAGACAGCAAGACTCAGGCAGTCCTCTATGACATTGCGGACGATATTACGCATTTGTCAAGAAGAAATTACACACTCAATCATCTTATCGAAAGAATTAAAATTTACAACGAAGAAAAATTTAATTACGAAATTGTTCAAATTGACTTAGGAGAAAAATGACAGATAAAAAAAAGGAAGAGTCACAAGATTTTTTAGCCGTCATTAAATTAGTTTCTGGTGAAGAAATTATATCAACTGTAACTTCATGTGAAGAAGATGATAGAACCTTATTACTATTAGATAATCCAGTTATGTTTGAAAATGTAATGATTAGAAATAATGGAGTAGGAGCAATTAAAGTTATACCTTGGGTTCAAGCAGCCACTGATACAATTTTAATATTAGATATGGATAAAGTAATCACAATGTCTGAGGTATTTGATAAAGAAGTAATTCGTATTTACAATCGTTACATGACTGATAAAGATCGAGAAACGAATGAATCTATTATAAGTAAAGATATGGGATATTTATCTAGCGTAACTGAGGCGAGAATATTTTTAGAGAAACTATATAAAAGAAAGAATAATAGCTAATATGTCTCTTAACCCTTAACAGAGTTATTGTACATATATTTCGTTACTTTGTCAAGTCCCCATTGGCAATATTTAATATTCTGTGTTATAATTAACATAACTAGCGGAGATCGTATGAAATGCCTAGAACTAGAAAAAGGTCGGAACATTACGTAAATAACAAAGAATTTTTAAATGCAATTGTCATTTATCGTAATCAATGTAAAAGAGCAGAGGAAGCTGGGGAAGACAGACCTCGTATCACAAACTATCTTGGAGAGTGTTTCTTGAAAATAGCAACACACCTGTCATATAAACCAAACTTTGTAAACTATATGTTTCGTGAGGATATGATTTGTGATGGTATTGAAAACTGTGTTCAGTATATCAAAAACTTTGATCCAGAGAAATCTTCAAACCCATTTGCTTATTTTACTCAAATCATACACTATGCATTTCTACGTCGTATTCAAAAAGAAAAGCGACAAATGGATATCCGTGCTAAAATTATAGAAAGATCTGGATTTGAAGAAGTTATGTCAGCTGATGGTAACTTCAATGCATCTGATTATAATACAATAAAAGAAAATATACAAGCAAAACAAAATTCATGAAGGTTGCAATTATTACAGATACACACTTTGGTGCTCGAAAAAGTAGTAAAGTTTTTCATGACTTTTTTCAAAAATTTTATGATGATATATTTTTTCCTACTCTAGAGGAGAAAGGTATCAAAACCTGCATTCATATGGGTGATGCATTTGATAATAGAAAGAATATTGATTTTTGGGCTTTAAACTGGGCAAAGAAAAATGTATATGATCGATTCCAAAAAATGGGAATCAAAGTATATCAACTAGTTGGAAATCATGACGTATACTATAAAAATACAAATGAGATTAATGCAGTTGAATCTTTATTGGAAGACTATGATAATATAGTTTCAATTTCTTCTCCAGACACTTATAAGATTGGTAAATCAAATTTCTTTATGATACCTTGGATATGTGCTGATAACTATGATGAAACTAAAAGTAAAATTAGTCAAACAAAATCTAAAGTTGCTTTCGGTCATCTAGAAGTAAACGGATTCCAAGCTCATCGAGGATTTGTGATGGAACATGGAATGGATAAGACATTCTTTGATAAATTTGAAACTGTGTTTTCTGGTCACTATCATACTCGTTCAAATGATGGTAAATTTTTCTATCTAGGTAATCCATATGAAATGTATTGGAATGATGTAAATGATAGAAGAGGGTTTCATATATTTGATACTGAAAATTATGATTTTGAATTTATTGAAAATACATATACGATCTTTAAAAAAATATATTATAATGATACAAATCCTACTTTGTTCAATGCAACTGAATTTAAAGATAAATTTGTAAAAGTCATTGTTCGTAAAAAAACAAATCAGTTACAGTTTGAAAAGTTTCTTGATAAGATAATTAAAACTGGAGCGATTGATGTTAAAATTGTTGAAAATTTTGGTGTTGATGATGAAGAAGTGGATTTCTCAAAAGATGAGGGTGAAGATACACTGACAATTTTGAATAAATATATTGAAGACTCAGATTTTGAATTAAGTAAAGAGATTGTAAAAAATTTAATGAAGGAAGTCTATCAACAAGCTTGCGAACTAGACTAATGTTTATTTTAACCATATCGGGACAAGAAGGAGAAGGGGCATACGCTGTTACTGACCCAGATGGAGAAAAAGCAATGTATCTTTTTCAAGATCAGGATGATGCTGAAAGATATGCTGGTCTACTCGAAGCAGAGGACTATCCAGAAATGAATGTAATAGAAATTGAAGAAGATGTTGCAATTAAGACCTGTTACAGGTATAATTATAGATATGTCATTATTAAACCAGATGATTTTGTTATTCCACCAATAGATTATGATAATATTCAAACAGATAAGATGGCGTAATTTCCTATCCACAGGAAACCATTTTACTGAAATTGATTTTCAAAAAGCACAAACTAACTTAATAGTAGGAACAAATGGAACAGGTAAAAGCACTGTTCTAGATGCTCTTACTTTTTCTCTGTTTAATAAACCATTTCGTAAAATTACTAAATCTCAGTTAGTTAATGCTGCAAATGAAAAGGATTGTGTGGTAGAGATTGAATTTTCAACACCAAACTTTGATTGGAAAATTGTGCGTGGAATTAAACCAAATATATTTGAGATATGGAAAGATGATGAACTTCTGGATCAAAATTCTGCAATGAATGATCAGCAGAAGTGGCTAGAAGAAAATGTATTGAAGTTAAATTACAAGTCATTTACACAGATTGTAGTGCTAGGTAGTGCATCTTTTGTTCCTTTTATGCAATTGAACGCACCGAACCGCAGAGAGGTCATTGAGGACATCTTAGACATCAAGATATTTTCCGCAATGGGATTACTATTGAGAGAAAGAGTTAGGTCTACGAATGAAAGAATACGAGAACTTACAATTAAAAAAGACTTAACTGAAGAAAAAATAGATATGCAGAAGTCATTTATTAGTGACTTAGAAGAAACTGGTCGAAAAGATATTGATAAGAAGAAGCAAAAGTTAGAAAATATATTCGTTGGGATTGGAACTCATCGTCAAATTATAGAAGACACTGATAAAAAATTAAAAAGTATCAATGACGACATGGAATCGTTTGCAAATTCTAACAAAAAGTTACGAAAATTAGGTAACTTAAAAGGTAAATTATCCAATAAAGTATCCAACATTACCAAGGAACATAAGTTCTTTAGTGAAAATGTAACATGCCCTACATGCACCCAAAATATAGAAGAATCGTTTCGGTTAAATAAAATTAACGAGGCAGAATCGAAGGCAAAAGAACTCAAAAAGGGTTACGAAGAACTGGAGTCTGCCATCAAACTCGAAGAAGAACGAGAGCAAACTTTTAAAAAACTATCCTCGGAGGCCACGAAACTCACGCATGAAATTTCTAAAACCAATACAAGGATTTCTGGACTTGAAAATCAATCTAGAGACCTCGAACAAGAAATTCAAACAATTACCGAACAACTTAAAAATAGAACTGCTGAGAAACATGCGTTAGAAACTCTACTATCACAACTCGAAGACCTCCAAAAAGAACAATCTGAATTCAAAGAAAAGAATGCATATCATGACTTTGCACATTCTTTGATGAAAGATGGTGGAGTCAAGTCAAAAATTATTAAAAGATATCTCCCACTAATAAATCAACAGATCAATAAGTATCTGCAGTTGATGGATTTCTATATCAACTTTTCATTAGATGAAGAGTTTAAAGAAAGTATTAAGTCACCAGTTCACGAAGACTTTAGTTATGAGTCCTTTAGTGAAGGTGAAAAGATGCGTATCGACTTATCTCTTCTTTTTACTTGGAGAGATATTGCTAAGATGAAAAACTCTGTTAGCACTAACTTGTTGATACTTGATGAGATATTTGATAGTTCACTTGATGGCTTTGGAACTGATTACTTTACTAGAATTATTAAATATAATGTAACCGATGCAAATGTATTTGTCATATCACATAAGACAGATGAATTGGTTGACAAGTTTGATAGTATATTAAAATTTGATAAGATAAAAGGATTCAGTAAACTTACTACTTAGAACAATGAAAGTCCCTAATTGGCAGCATCATTCCAAGAAGGAACAGAAACGCCACCTCAAACCACAAGCACTACGTCAAGCAAGAAAACGACGTGGACAGTTATTAAAGTGTCTACTCAACCCTTCCAAGCGGAGGGTTTTGGAGTATCATAGGGGTATAAGATAAGAAAGTCCAATGAACGTCAACCACGAAATCAAATCACAACTCGCTAAATTACTTGCTACTGAAGACCTTATTGTTGAGCACAAGCATGTAGAGACAGCATCATTCAATGTCCATGACCGTGTTCTTACACTACCTTGTTGGGAGAAAGCAAGTAGTCTAGTTTATGATATGCTAGTGGGTCATGAAGTTGGCCACGCATTATTCACACCTGATGAGGAGTGGTGGGTAGATTATCAAATCTCACCAGGCATCGTGAATGTGGTTGAAGATGCTCGTATTGAGAAGTTGATGAAGCGTAAGTATGGTGGACTTGCAAAGTGTTTCTATCGTGGATACAACGAGTTACATGAAGATGATTTCTTTAAATTAGAAGATGAGAATATAAACGAGATGACTCTACCTGATCGTATTAATCTTCACTTCAAGTTAGGTAACTTTATTGATATTAATTTTTCTATCGAAGAGAAGCATTTTGTTGCAATAATCGATCAGTGTGAAACATTTCAAGATGTATTAGAAGTATCAAAAGACTTACACGATTTCTGTAAGGCGAATGATGAGAAGAGAAAGCAAGAGAAAGTGGATGATGCTGAACCACAAGGTATTCCATTTGGATCAAGTGATTCATCTGATAATAGTCCATCAGATTCACAAGAAGGAACAGATGAGAAAGATGGTGAATCAGAAGGTGGAGAGGTAAAGACAGAAGAGACTCAGACCAAAGGAGATACACCTCAAGAGCCAGCACAACTTCAAACTGGTGATTCTGCAAGTTCACTTAGTGGTCAATCAAGTCTTGAAGTAAAGACAGACAGATCACTTCAAGAGTCGCTCAAGGATCTTATAGATCAAGATGATTACTATAGAGATACCAATTACATAGAGATTCCAAATATTGATCTTGAGAAAGTAATTGTTGAGAATGGCCTTCTTCATTCAAGAATTGATAAAGAATGGAGAGACTCACATCCTGATGAGTCTGTATTCAAATTTCCAGATAAGCAGTTCTTTGAGTTCAAAAAGTCTGCACAGAAAGAAGTCAACTATCTTGTCAAAGAGTTTGAGTGTAAGAAATCTGCTGATGCTTATGCTCGTGCATCAACTGCAAGAACTGGTATCCTAAACACAGGAGTTCTTCATACATACAAGTTCAATGAAGATCTATTCAAGAAAGTTACAGTATTACCTGATGGTAAGAATCACGGTCTAGTATTCATTCTTGATTGGTCTGGTTCGATGTCTCGTATTATGTTAGATACTTTGAAGCAGTTATACAATCTAATGTGGTTCTGCAAGAAAGTTCAGATTCCATTTGAGGTTTATGCATTCACTATCTGCTATCCAAAGTGGGGTGGTGTAGAACCTTTATGTGAGGCCAAAGTTAATAATTTTGATGTAGATGCCAAGTTTTCATTATTGAATATGTTTACCAGTAAGACAAAAGGTAAGGTATTGGAAAAGCAAATGAAGTCTATGTTCAGAATTGCAAGTACATTTACATATGGTAGATTTTGCCT